AATCGAGAGAGATGCGAACGCAATCGCACAAAGAACTCGTCGCGGAAAGGGCAACATCATCATGTGCTCTGCTGACGTAGCGTCTGCATTGACCATGGCTGGTGTGCTCGATTACACCCCTGCCTTGAATGCTAACTTGCAAGTCGATGACACCGGCAACACCTTTGCTGGAGTATTGATGGGCAAATTCCGCGTTTACATTGACCCATATTCTGCCAACGTTTCTGCTAACCAGTACTACGTTGTTGGATATAAGGGAACTTCACCTTATGACGCAGGACTCTTCTATTGTCCTTATGTTCCCCTCCAGATGGTTCGCGCCGTTGGAGAGAACACCTTCCAACCCAAAATCGGCTTTAAGACCCGTTATGGTCTTACTGCTAACCCCTTCGCAGAAGGAACGACTGCGGGTCTCGGAAGACTCAGAGTTAACAGCAACCGCTACTATCGTCGCGTTACTGTTAAGAACCTTATGTGATCCGTATTCACACGGTTTTACAAGACTCCCTTCGGGGGGTCTTTTTTTTGCATCTAAATAATTAGGTAGAGATATACGAAAAAAATGCCCTACCATATCAAAACCCCAAGTGTTATGAATCCCACGATTGGTGATGTATACTATAAAGGTGATAATTCCTGGTCAGAAGATTATGCTGATAGAAAAGTCTATTCGTCAAAATCTAGTGCAGATACTGTCAAAGCAACCACAGTTACTACTAACGGTGTGACATATGCACCTAAGCATTTTGCAAATTCAACTGTAGTTAGCGAGTAATGGCAACCAGAAAATCACCAGCAGATAGACCTGGAACTCCTATTGAAAATAGAAATTTCTTATCACCAACTGGTTTTAAGTTTGCATTAAAGAGAAGTCCTGCTGCTGCATTTTTCTGCAATCAAGCAAATATTCCATCTTTAGATTTGGGCATTGCTGTTCAAACAAGTTATCTTAAGGACATTGATATTCCTGGAGACAAAATTGTTTTTGGTGATCTAACTCTTAGATTTCTAGTTGATGAAGATCTCTTCAACTATATGGAAATTCAAAATTGGATAAGAGGTTTAGGATATCCAGAGAAACTGAGTCAATTAAGTGACTTAGATAGAGCAGCAAAAGTTTCTAGTAATTTTGGACAGAAGGGCGAGAACATTTATTCTGATGCCACATTACAAGTTCTAAGTAACAGTCTTGTTCCCAAATTTCAGGTGATGTTTAAAGATGTATTTCCATATTCCCTATCAACTATTACTTTCGATGCAACTGATACAGATATCGAGTACTTTACAGCAGAGGTAAGTTTCAAGTATACTATCTATGATATGCAAGATATGGCTGGCAACTCTTTATGATCGATCTTGATAAACTTCAAGAGATGTGGGAAAAAGATTCAAAAATTGATAGAGACAATCTACATGACGAGTCACTAAATATCCCCTCTCTACATGCAAAATATTTTGAACTTTATAATACACTTTTTCTTTTAAGAAAAAAAGCAGAACAACAAAGAAAAAATATAAGACACGAACGATATGAATACTTCAGTGGTAAATCCGATCCTGAAGTATATGTGGAAAATCCTTTTCCTAAAAAAATTAGAGATAAAGATACGATGCAAAAGTATCTTGATGCAGACGAAAAACTTTCTACAGTATGTTTAAAGATTGATTATTATGATACGATGCTTGTCTATATCGAGAGCATACTGAAACAGATAACTAATAGAACTTATCAAATTAAAAACGCAATAGAATTCATGAGGTTTAATTCAGGACTAGGATAATGAATGAAGAATTCGAACCAAGTCAAGAGTTTGATTATACAGTTAGTTTAACAATAGAAGATATTCGTCTATTGCATCACTGTGTTTTAAAAAGGATTGAAAATTGGGAAGGTTCTCCTGCAAGACATCCAATGGAGCAAGAACATCTTTGGTATTTAAGAGATTCTTTGTATAGAATGATATTAGAATACAAGTTTGAAAATATGTAATAAATATTAGCAGATGAATGGACTTATGTGATTGATACATCAGCCAATCTTGTTATATCTAAATCAAACGAAGTATTTTTAAAGATCAATACTGAACCTCATATAGAATACGAACTTAGAGATCACTTTAAGTTTGAGGTTCCGAATGCAAAATTTATGCCACAGTATCGTGGAAGGAATTGGAACGGAGAAATCCATCTTTACGATATGCGGTCTAAGCAGATATATGTTGGTCTGTTAGATAAGATTGTCCAGTTCTGTAAGAACTATGGATATAGTTATAAATTTGAAGATAACAAGTTCTATGGCACTCCATATGAGGAGAATGATCATATTTCCTTAGAAGGTGTTAAGGATTATATGAACTCTATTTGCTCTCATACTCCTCGTAAATATCAAGTTGAGGGAGTATACGGTGCTCTAAAGCATAACAGAAAGTTACTGATAAGCCCCACTGCTTCAGGCAAATCTTTGATGATTTATTCTCTCGTGAGATATTATGTAGACCGAGGAGAAAAAATCCTTTTAGTTGTTCCAACGACATCTCTTGTAGAGCAGATGTACAAGGATTTTGTTGATTATGGTTGGGATGCTGATTCATATTGTCACCGTATCTATTCGGGTAAGGAAAAAAGTAATGAAGCTCCAGTAACAATTACAACCTGGCAATCTGTATACAAACTAGAGAGATCTTTTTTTGAAGAGTATGGTGTCATTATAGGTGATGAAGCACATTTATTCAAGTCTAAGTCTCTAATACAGATCATGACCAAACTTCATCATGCTAAGTATAGATTTGGATTTACTGGTACTTTAGACGGCACACAGACGCACAAGTGGGTGTTAGAAGGACTGTTTGGACCATCTTATAATGTGACAAGAACTGATGAGTTGATGAGACAAGGGCATCTTTCTCAACTTGATATTCAGTGTCTTGTACTTAAGCATCCCCCACAAAAGTTTGATGTATATGAGGATGAGATACAGTATTTAATAGGTCACGAACAACGTAATAATTTTATTAGAAATCTATCACTTGATCTTAAAGGTAACTCACTGGTTCTTTATCAAAGAGTGGAATCTCATGGTGCTATACTCTATGATAAGATAAATAAGAACAAGAGTGACGACCGTAAGGTATTTTTTATACATGGAGGTGTAGATGCCGAAGAAAGAGAATTAGTTAGAGAGATAACTGAAAGAGAATCTAACGCCATTATTGTTGCATCCTATGGAACTTTCTCTACTGGTATCAACATTAAAAACCTCCATAATGTTATCTTTGCCTCTCCAAGTAAGTCCAGAGTCCGTAATCTTCAAAGTATTGGACGAGTTCTTAGGAAAGGAAAAGATAAAGTAAAAGCAACTCTGTATGACATATCAGATGATTGCTCAACAAAGTCTAGACGAAATTACACACTTAATCATTTTATAGAAAGAATTAAAACATATAATGAAGAAAACTTTAACTATGAAATAATCACTATTCAATTAAAGATATGATAGAAGACGATTTTTACTGTACACTCAAATTAAAATCAGGTGAAGAAATATTTGCTAAAGTAGCTGCATCTGAAGAAGAGGATAGAACTATGCTATTAGTTTCTAATCCAATCGTTGTTGGGGAAATTAAGAGTAAGATAGGAACTGTTGGATATAAAATAGAACCATGGTTAAAAACCACAACAGACGACATGTTTATTCTCAATATGAATGATGTTTTAACAATGTCCGAATCGTCTGATATTGAAATGATAATGATGTACCAAGATTACATCAGATCAGCAAATAAACCAAAGGGAAATAATTCAACTATCGATCGTAAAATGGGCCGTCTAGGTAATGTAAATGATGTAAAAGAAATATTAGAGAAGATATTTAAAAGTACCTAAGCCATTCCTATGAACCCTAACAGAGTTATTCTATAGGACATTTGATAACTTGTCAAGTATATCTAAAGATGTTATAATTTATAGATATTATGAGATAAATTTATGATTCAATCGGGTATGGCTAAAAGAAAAAGATCCGAGCATTATGTTAACAACAAAGAGTTTCTTGCTGCTCTGATTGAATATAGAACATTAGTTGAAATTGCTTATAGAAAAAAGTTTGGAAAGATTCTTTCGGAACAAGATAAATCAGAGAGAGCAAGAAGGTGGGATACGAAACCACCTATTCCAAGATATGTTGGTGAATGTTTTCTAAAGATTGCAAATCATCTATCATTTAAACCAAACTTCGTCAACTACATGTTCAAAGAGGACATGATCTCTGACGGAATTGAGAACTGCGTTCAGTATATACATAATTTTAACCCAGAGAAATCCCAGAATCCCTTTGCGTATTTCACTCAGATTATTCATTACGCTTTTCTGCGTCGTATTCAGCGAGAGAAAAGACAGTTAGAAATCAAGAACAAGATTATTGAACGG